AGGATCATAATATGAAACTTCAACTTTATCATAAATTTCCTTATTTTTCTTTTTCAAGCTGAAACTTCTAATTCTTTCATCTTTAACATTAAAAATTTCAATAGTTTCATTCTTTTCCATTTCCTCGTCATCAAAAATAATTATCTTATCATCTGACACTTTCATATTCAGTCCAGTTTCCTTGACAACTCTATTAATAAAAGCCAAATCTGTTTCTTGATTTTGGTCAAGCCTTTCAAAAAATTCATTGTCTGCATATATTTCAGCATTCATCTCGTGCTTATTTGCAATCTGTGTAACAAGCTCCTTCAAAGTTATTTTTTCCCAAGCGACACTATTTTTCTGGTCTCTAATATTCTGATCTAATGGCAAGGCTAGACATTTTAAATTAAGTTTGTTATTCTCAAAAGTTGGCTCATCCACATAAAATGTTCCCAAATCTAAAAAATTAGTTTCATTTCCTATTTCTTCGTGAATGCCAACAAGCAATTGAGCATTTTCATCGGGATACCACTCTTTCAGCCAGCGATAATCCAAGTTTTCAAGTTCCAGCTCCAAGTCATCTATTGCATTCTTAGAGTTATCAGTATAGTTTAGAGATGAAATAGAATGGGCTATCTCATCAGAAATATCAACTTTATTAAAAATAACAATTACTCTTATATTCCTAGCAAAAGCCACTTCTATTCACCTCTTTTCCAAGGCGGCAAACGCTCATCGTTATCATTTTCTTCATCAGTAATTTCAGGAATAATAATAGGAATATTGGCATCGAAAATGGCAATGTCAATTAATCTTAAATTGTTTCTTATCAAATCATGGAAGTACCCTTCACTTCCATAAACTTTGTAAGAAATTAAGTCCCAAGTGTCGCCTGAAACTGTTCTATACACTTTTACCTTTGCCATTATCCAAATGCCGTCCTTTCTCTTTTGTTTATATCTCCTGCTATTACTTTCCTTACAATTCTTTCAACTTCCGATGGATTTCCACCATTTACATTTATAGTGATTGAATAATTATTTCCGCTATAAGAATTGCCACCTTTTAAATTACTTACTCTGTCTCTTAAATTAGCAACTTTATCCCTCAAGGTGCTTCTAGTTTGAGAATTATTAAGTATTCTTGTACCTTTCGGAAGATTCAAAAGCATTTCACTTTCAGCTAGAAAGGCTGGTTTGCCTGGTATCTGAATTAATTCTGCTCCACGTTCTGCAACAGTCGTTAATCCACCTTGCCAGTAGTTTGTTCCAGCTGCGTTTTTTCCAAAAAGTCCTCCTATTAATGGCAAACTTTGTGCTTTCTCTTTAATTGCATCAAATTTATCGGTGAAGAATTTTACCACTCCGTTTAGTATTCCTTTTACACCTTCAATCATTCCTGAAAATCCGCTTTTGATTCCGTCCCAAACTCCTATTGCAACAGTTTTTATTGCATTCCAAGCTGTAGAGAAAGTTGTCTGAACTCCCATTACGCCTGATTTTAATCCATTCCACAATACTAACGCTGCCGCTTTGATTGCATTCCATACTGCTTTAGCTACAATACCTATCGTTTTAAATATCGCCTTCCATATTGCTATATTCGTTTTTATGTATGCTGATATTACTGTTAGAACAACACTTACAACCGCTTTTATTCCGTTCCAGATGGTTTTGAATACAATAGCAACTCCTTTGAATATTGCTTTCCATATTGCAACATATATCCTTATATATGCAGCAATCCCTGAAATAACAGCCATTACTACTGGCTTAATTTCTTGCCAGACTTGCTTTATAAAATTTCCTACAGCTCTAAAAATAGCGTTTACTCCATTCCTGAACCATGAACATTTATTATAAAGTACTACTAAAATCACAACAACAGCTACTATAGCCGCTATTATTACTCCAACAGGATTTGCCATAAAAGCAACTTTCAAAGCTACTCCAACAGCTCTTACTGCTCCAATAGCTTTCTGTGCTCCTGTTGCTAAAAGTTGCATTCCTTTAGCCGCTCCTTGAACCGCCATTCCACCAACAGCCTTTGCTCCTGAACCAATTGCTTTCGCACCTTTTATAGCACCACTTCCAACAAATTTAGCACCTTTGACTATTCCGCTACCTGCTACTTTTGCAACTTTTCCTGTTGCCTGCACTCCTTTTACTAATCCTTTTCCAAGTGTTTTTCCTATTTTTAATCCAGATTGTCCTAATTTTTTTAATCCGCTTCCAACTTTGGATAATGTTGGAAACGCTGTTTTAAATCCTTCTGCAAAACTTCCAGCCGCTTTAAATTTATCGAATATTAACATCCCTTTAGATATACCGCTAAACAAAGGGGCAAAACCTTTTGTCAATCCGCCAAGTCCTATTTTAAATGCTGCAAATCCTGCCACTGATTTCATAATTCCCGCTGCTAATTGTGGATTTTTCTGAATAAATTGAGAAACTTTATCTATTAAAGGACTCAACTTTTCTAATGCTCCAGTAATTGTTGGCATTAAAGCATTACCTAGATCTCCCATCGAATTAACTACTTTGTTCTTAGCCATCAACATTTTATTCAAAGGAGTATCCATTCTCTTGTCGTATTCTACATTAACAGCATCCTTTCCAAATCCTACTTTTGCTTCTTTTAGATTTTTTTTAACCTTATCAAGATTATTTACCATATCTTGAACAGATGACTTCGCTTCCTCTCCAAAGATTGTAGAAATTAATGCTCCTTGTTCAGCTGGATTTGCTTCCTTTATTTTCTGAAGCACTCTCAAAATAGTACCTTCACCATCTCTCTGCATGTCTACAGCTAATTTATTGACATCTAATCCTATGCTTTTGAAAGCATTTGTTGCTTTTTTAGAAGTTGCACTACCTTTAGTTAAAGCTCCAAAGAAATTTTTAAGTCCTGTTGCAGCTTGTTCTGGAGTTTTATTAAAAGACACCAAAGTTGCTGATAATCCTAATAATGCTGAATTTGATACACCATCTCCTTTTGCAATCCCGCCGACTCTACCTGATATTTCTGTCAATTCAGCTGCACGTGAAGCACTATGATCCGACATATGGTTGATAGCATTAGAATATGCAAACAACTCTTCCTTTCCTAAACCTAGTTGTTCTTTTGTCTTAGCTAAAAAATTTCCAGCTGCTGCTGCATCTATATCAAATGCAACAGCAATTTTATTTGCCTGTTCAGTATATTCTACTAAATCCTTTTCTTGTATTCCTGACTGTGCCAAAGCTCCAGCCATTTCAAACACTTTGGCTTGAGATAAAGCTGACCTTTCCGAAATATTTCTAAGTTTTCCATAATATTTTTCAGCACCGTCTACCATTTTTTTTAAATCAGCTTGACTTTCTTGGGTATCAAGAGCAATCTTTACAGGAACAGTTAAAGCTCCTGCTATTCCCAAACCTTGCTTCAGCTGTTTATCTCCAAAGTCTCTCATTTTCCCAACAGTTTCTTGTCTAGCATCGTATCTTTTTTGAGCTTCTTTCAGTTTGTTCATTTTTTCGATTTCTTTTTCAACTTCCTGAACCTTGCTTCTGTAGTTAGATAAACTAGCGCCTTCCGCTTCTATCTTACTTCTTGCAGCTTCAAACACATGTTGCTGTCGTTCTTTTTGCTTATTCAATTTTCCAACATTTTTTTCTGCCTGTTCTATTTCCTTAGCCAGTTGTTTATTACTACTTCCAGTTCTTTCATATTCGGCTTTCAATTTTTGCAAATGTTCAGCTGCTTTCTTATATTCTGAATTAATTTTATTTAATCCTTCACGAGCCTTATCCATATTTTGAAACGCTCTTTGTGCTTTTTCCATACTTTTTATTTTTTTTTCAAATTCCTTGACTGATTTTGTTGTATTTTTTAAAGCATTTGCAACTTGGCTCATCCCATTTATAGCACCAGCAACAGCTGCTCCCAAAACTATATTTAATTCCAAATTTTTAGCCACATTTTACCTCCTTTTCTCTTAAATATGGTATAATATATTAAATAAATCAAAGAGGTGAATTTTATGAAAATTAATAAGACAGATAAAAAATACACTCCGATAGAAATAACTTTAATAATACTGTTTGGTATTATCGTATCTATTCCATCGCTATTTCTCTTGTTTATATTTCTATCATTCATGTTTGCTATAAATCCTTTAATTACGGTTATAGCTCTAATTATCGTTCTATTTAAATTTTTATCGATTTTCATTGGGGGAAATGACTAGTCCCCCTTTTTTTATTCACTTTCTTCCTGTCTTATCTTTTCTTCCTCAATCAGTTTATTAGCTCTTGCTATCCAGTAATCCAGCTCATCAAATGTACATTTCATAAGCGTTTCATAACTGATATTCGTTTTAAAATAGTTAAGTCCGCCCAACAAATCTGTGATTAAATCAAGAAAATCATCTATTATTCCTCTATCGTTGGAGTCTCCTCCTCTGGAGTTCCCCAACCTTTTACTAAAAAATTCTTAGTTTGATTTACTACTTTCAAGAAGTCTTCAGCACCTAAAATTAACAAATGCCCATATTTAACCCCTGATGCCTTTTCAGCCACTGTTAATGCCCAAGCATCATCAAAATCTTTAAAGTTTTCAGCATTTGATTTCATTCTAGCTTTATAATTTTTAGAGCATTCCATTAAATCTGCTCCGTTTAAATCCTCCAGTTTTAAATCTATTTCTTTGTATTTTTTGCTTCCTAATTCGTACTCTTTTGTTAATTTTACAATCATTCTTTTTCTCCTCCTTAAATATGTCCTAACAATTTTCTGACAATATTATTGTAATCACCATTTACACTAGCGATTCCGTTCAACACATCTATATTAATAATTGTTTTGCCGTTTATAGTTAGTTTGTAATAAGTTAAGCTCATATCAAATGAGCCTTCAAATTTTTTACCATTCTGAACTTTTGGTCCATCAAATTTGGTAATAAATCCTTTCATTGTAGCGTCTACTCCAGTTATTTTTGGAGAGTGCGTCATTCTATTTAATTCTTGCAACGCTCCAAGGCATTCAACTTGAATAGAATCGCTATTATTAAAGTTCAGCAATGTATCGTTCATGCTATCCATTTTTATTTTTACAGACATTTTTTTATAGTGCCCAATTAACGGAGCTTCAAATTCTGCTGCCATTCCAAGCTGTTCTGTTGTTACCGTTGCATATTCAATGTTCGGAAGTTCAACTTCCCCGACACCTTCAAGATTGTTTGTTCCATTTATGTATAAATCGGCATCCACAATCGCCAAAGGTAATTTTGTCTTTGCCATTTCCTAATTCCTCCTATTTTCCTAAACTGTTTGCAAACTCTGTTAATGCGTCCACATCATATTTTTTCTTAAATTCAAGTGATTTTAATCCTGGAATAATTCCTAATTTAATAATCCAAGTAATATCACCATTAATAACGTTTGTTACATCATTATCTTCTTTCGATAATTCCACACTTGCACTTAATAAATCTCCTCTTGCAACAAGTGCATTAAGCCGTATATTCATTGATTTTGTAATAGTTTCAGCTAATTTTTTAGAAAATTTCTTATCAATTTGGTTAAAATAGCTTATAACTAATTCGTTTCCGACATATTTTAATATTCTACGACCATAAATAAATTTGTCTTTCGGATCTGTTGCCATTGGATTAAGTGCCGTTTCAGAACCCCAGCAACGCCAGCCTTTAAAATTGATAGCTGTTACTACTCCGTTTTTATTCAATAAATTTGCTTGCTGCTCTTTGTCTAATATTATGTTTTCAAGACTGCCACTTGGATTTTTCCAATACAAACTGTCACATTTATATGAAAAATTTGAAGGACTTTGTGATGGAACTCCACCATTTTCATTATCTACCGATAAAGACAAAGCTGCATACTGAATAGATTGAATGTATTTTTTACCTGATAATCCTAATTTCCCGTATAAAACCGCTTGATCGTTTCCATTTACATTGTTATCATCTTTCCATTTCGGTATTTGATCATAGGGTTTATCAATAGGTGCATTAATTAACGCTATAGCTTCAAACATATTTCCATTTATATTTTTAGCTTTTGTCTGCATAATCGCCGCAACTTCACTATCACCTGAAAAATCAGGAACATCTATAAATGCCGGTAATTCTGAATATTTTAAATAAACTTCATCCAGCAACTCTAAACCTGTTCTTTTCATAGTTGAATTATCATATCCGCCTAAAGCCTGTGCTTTTGTAACTTTTGATAAATCAATTTCTTCATATTCAATATCAATTTTATTTCCATTCGAAGGTGTCGCATAAATTTCAAGCCCTTCATCAGTCCACATTGTTATTGCGTCTGAAATAATTTGTGAAGTTGTATTTTCCTTGATTGTCAATGTATCTGTAATTATTTTATGGTTTTTAATTAGCACTTTACCGTTTGATAATTCCAAGCCGTTGGTTGTTTTCATGCTGGTTTTATGTTTATTTATATCCAAAATGTTCACAACATAAAGTGGAGCTACACTATACAATTCAAAAAATACTTTTATAGCTTGTGAAATAGAAAAATCTAGATCATAAGTAGTTCCAAAATATTGAATTGCCTCTTTGTAAGTTCCTAATCTTACAAGTTCATTTACTTTTCTATTCTCTTTTTTAACCTTATTCATCGGAGCCATTCCTACTAGAAAATGCCCATAATCCAGCACTATCGGCAAGGAAATATCACTTGACGTCTCACTCTGATAAGTTCCGTGTTTATATCCCATTATTTTCCTCCTATCCTATTTGCTCTCTAATTTGCTGTGTTACTGCTTCAATTAACTTTTCATTTTGTAACGCTGTACTAACTTCATTAATATCTACTAATATTTTTTTCAAAAGTGGATATTTCTCAAATTTCTCTTTTATTAAATCATTTTCAAAATATGTAACTCCTTTTGTAAATCTAAAATCTTTAAAATCCAGCGTATCTCCTAAATAAAAATACTGTTTTCTATCTTCCATTATTCCTCCTTCAAAATTTCAGGCTCAACAGGATAATCCCAAACCGTAAATGTAATTCTTGAAAATATAAAATCTCCAAACTCATCGCTATATAAATCACACTTAAATTCCTTATCTTCCCGTATTGCCCAGCCTCTTTCATCGTAAACTTTAGTCAAAAGTTTGCTTCTGATTTCTTCACCTTTGTAAAGATTATCAATATAATCTTCGTTTTTAGTACCAACTATTATTTCAAAAGTAGCGTCGCAATCATAACTGTCCATTCCTTCCGTAACTTGTCTCAAGCTCAAAGCCCTTAATGTCACACAAGGAAAAAACGGCTTTTTCTGTCCCGTGTTTTTATCAATTTCACCGTATCTCCTAACTGGTAACGCCCCTCGGAATATTTGATAATCGGTATCTTTAAATTCCTCACACAAAAAGTCATACAAACTTTTTTCAATAACTTTAATACTCATAAATTACATTGACAAGAGTCTATCCAACTCGTGTTCAAACCTTTCATTTAATTTTTGAGACATAAACTCATCAAGATCAGGCAACTGTGTTGTTGGTCCCAACATTTGCGGAGCAGACGGTCCATATTTTCTCTTAATTGGTAGCCGCCCACTTCCTTCTCTTTCAAATGCTCCTAAATGTCCATCTCTATAAGCTATAAACGTTCTGTCATTAAGCATTATTCCATTTCCATTTTTTACCGTCGCTGTTACAGATGTTCTGCCTGTTCTCACACTAGGATTTAACTGAAAATGGTCTAACCCTAAATAACTTCCATTTGAATTAATTTCAGCCATCAATTTACTAGGATTAGCCCTTTTCATAGTCAATCCGCTTAGTAAATCTCCGTATTTAACAGTATAAGTCTTAGTTGCATTTCTAACCATACGAGTTTTACTCATAGTTGAAACTCTATTCAAAGCACTTGCCAAAGCTCTTGGAGCTTGTTGCGGAAATTCAATAAACTTATTCTCGATATCATTAAGGATACTTTCATCAAATTGAATTGTAAACATCTAAATCAACTCCTAATAATCCGTGTATCTATACAAATCAAGTTCATACATACCAAAGTTCTCTTTACAGTTTGCAACTATCCATTCTTTATTATCAAAATCTATCCTCATATTCCCATCAGGCTTATACTTCAAATATTTTTTATCAATAAACACCGTAATTCCTTCCTTGTAAAATCCACTTTCTATTGTTAATTTTCCGCTAATTTCCTTTTCCTGAAAACTGTCCTCATCTGTCACGCAAATAACATCAATACCATTCAAATTATGTGTTTCCCCAAACTCTTCTGGATTTAAAAATACATTTTGTATATCATTTTCTAAAATATCTTTAAAATTCATGTTCTTTTACCTATTTTTTCTTATTTTTATCCGTTTTAGATTCAGAATCTGACACTCCTGTTTCTTCCGAAATGTCTTTTGTGTCTGCTTTTTTACTGTCTTTTTTCTCTATCAGTCCTCTATTGATACAATTTTCAATCACATCTTTTTCCAGTATTTGAACTTCTTCGCCGATATTTTGTATTTTTCCGTCATAAATAAACGATTCTTTAACTATATACACTGCCATCAACCATCACCTACTTAACTTTTAGAACTTTCAATGATTTTGTGTTCAAAGGAATTGTTACTGGTTTTGACATTGTACGGATTGTAATAGTGTCATTTTCTTCTTTCACATGAGTTCTAGGAATTAAATCACCTTCTAAAATCCCATCACTAATTGTACTTACAGCTCCAAATTTTACTAAGTTGCCTTTCGGTGCAAATAAAGCTGTGTAATCCGGAATAATTGCTTTTGTCTTAATTTGTTTTGTAGATTTATCCACATAATCGTAATATTCCTGATATTCAAAAACATCAATTCCCAATCCAGTCAATGTGCCAATATAACTTGCACCATTTACACCCTCAACTTCAGGTCTTATATCCCCAAAATAAGCATTTCTAAGATTCATCATATTTTGTACAGCTTTATTATTAATAAATAATTCCGCAGCCAATGGGTCAAGAATTATGGCTTCTGGTCTAGTTCCTCCAGCTTTATTAATTTCGCTTAATACAGCCTTTATATCTTTAATTGGGTCAGAATTAGCATTGTCCCAAGTTGAAGCGACGGTTGTATGATGTTCCGTAGAAGAGTTATCATAATATTTGATTGTGTCTGATATTCCTTCTCCGTCGATTGTAGTTTGTAATTTATATAATGTTTCAGCTGCCATAGCCTCCCAACGTCTTGCAATCTGTTCGCTTTGTTCCTGCAAAGTTTCGGCAATTTTTTTTTGTCTTTTTGTATCAGGATCACTTTGTGAAAACGGATTTTCTCCTGGCAATCTTTCAAAAGTCAACTCATCTGCGTGAAACGTCTTTTTAGGAGCGACTGCATAAGGTTTGAATGTTCTTCCTGAAAATGTATCTTTTGGCATTTCCTCTCCGTCAACATATCTATCGACAAATGGAGCCATCAATCTTCTACCATTTTTAAATTCAATAGTTACTGTTTCAGTATCCAAATTTTCCCTATTTGCAAAAAACGTATCAAATAAAAATGTTCTTGGTCTCGGCATTGCCTCTGTTACTAAAAATAATGTTCTTAAACTCAAATCTAAATTCATACTCATTGTTATTCCTTACCTCCTAATGTTCTTAAATAAATATTTCTGTCGCCGCATAACTCAATTACTTTTTCTTTTGTTGCTGTACCGAAGTTTACTTTTTCAATATTAAATTCCCCTTCGGTAAAAACAGTTGTTTTTGTTGGAGCTCCAGTTGCATCGGCAGCTCTTGTAACAATTCCAAATACTTTTCCAGTATCAGTTATTATTGCACCATCTTTATCCACAATATCTCCTCTTTTCACAGTTTTTCCGACCTGTAAAACAAGTTCTGCTACAACCAGTTCCTTTTTCCCAATAATCAAATGATCTGGCTCATTTGTATAATCATATTTCATATTTATTTACCACCTTTCTTAAAAAATGCTAAAATTTTATTTGCTGCTTTTTGCTCATCATTAACCCCATCATCATTACCTTTCGGCATATTGTTAAGTGGTTTCCCTTCATCTTGTATCCTGTTAAGTTTATTTTGATTTTCCTGTTTCATTAAACTTACAATTTCCAATGCTAAATCTCTAGCATTTTTAGGCTCTTCAAATTTAGCTTTATTAACTACTTCATGGTTATACCCTAAATCCTCGATTTCCTGTATTCTTGTTCTTTCTTCCTTGATACCAATTTCTTTTCCTTCATTTATGATTTCGGCATAAATATCAGGATATTGATTTTTAATTTCTTCTCTTGTCATTTTTTCACTTCCTTTTCCATTATTTTTTATGTTTTTATCAACATTAAAGTTTTTAAACTCCGCCATATTAAATACCATATTATTAGAAATTACCTTATTTTCAACTACTTGAATATCTGTATTTTCGATTATTTCATCAATAAACCCATATTTCAAGGCTTCTTCAGCACTTAACCAGCTTTCATTATCCATAAGTTCTGATAATTTTTCTTTATCAATATTAACTTTTTGCAAATAAGTTTCCGTTATCGAATTTTTATATTTTTCAAGTACATCTGCCTGTTTTCTCATCTCTTCTGAATCCCCCATTGCAATTGTTGAAGGGTTATGTATCATAAACAAAGCGTTTTTAGGCATTCTAACCGTATCTCCAGCACACGTGATTAAAGTAGCCGCACTTGCTGCAATACCATCAATATTTACAGTTACTTTGGCTTTATGTCTTCTCAAAGCATTATTAATTGCAATAGCAGTGTCAACTACCCCGCCATTTGAATTAATATAGACATTAATATTTTCTACATCTAAGTCAGCTAAATATTCTGTAACTTCCTTAGCACTTATGGTATCACCCCAAAAACTTTCAGCTATATCACCATATAACATCAATTCGGCATTTTTATCATCGTTTTTAACTATATTCCATATAGTTTTATTCCTCTGGCTCATTGTTTGGTGGTTCGGTATAAATTGTCCCATCCAAAATCACTCCTTTCTCATTTGCTATTTTTTGTTCTTTTGCCAATATTTTTATATTTTGTTCAAAATCTCCCCCATTTAATTCAATACTTTCACGGCTTCTCGTTGATAACCTGGCATTTATTCTCAAAATTGCCGCATTAACTTCTTTCGTAGGATCTAACTGTCCTTGTGATGTTCCACTCCAAATTGCGTTACTGTATGCTTTTCTAATCAAAATGTCATTTTCAAAATCATTTATTTCTACTCTTCCTAGCAAAACCGCCTCTCTTAGCCACTCTTCATAAACAAGTTGACAAAAATTTTTAGCAAACCATTCACGTTTTTTTCTAAAAGTTTTCCACGCTTCCAATAAAGCTGCTCTACTTGCTGAATAGCTGCTTGTGAAGTGCATTATCATAAGTTCGTAAGGAATACCCAAGCTACTTCCGATTTGTCGTATTATAGCCGTCATAAATGGCTCAAATTGTGCATTAGGTCTTGCCGGATTTACAGATGTTGCTTTTTCCCCCTTATTAAGAGTTACTATTGCACCACTTGAAAGCTCCAGCGTTCCAGATTCTTCATTTGCTATGGCATCTTTTTGTCCGACGTTCGATAAATCCCCTGGATTTGTTTGAGGTATATCAGCTGATTCAATAAAAATTGTAAACATACTGCTTATAATTGCACTCGTTAATTCTGCATTTGTATATCTATCAAGTTGTTTCAGACTTTCCATTACAGGAGCTAATATTGGCACGCCTCTTACTTGCCCTGGACGCTCCGAAGTTATCAAATGAATTATGTTTAATTGCCCTTCACTTCCGTACATTTTTATGTATTTATGTTGGTTTATACCTTTGATTTCATCGTTTGGATTATGTTCCTGAATATAATAACCATCAATACGTCCATTTTTGTCAAATTGTACTCCCTGAACAATAGAAGTGTCACTCATTTTATTGCTTGGAGTATTTACTCTGTCAGGCTCAATTATGGATAATTTCAAACTATACGGATTTTCTGGAGTTTCAAAATAATTCAAATGAATAAAACATTCTCCATTTAACAACGTTGTCAAAAAAACTAAATCTTGAATTTCGTAAAAGTTAAGTAAACCTGTTTGATCTATTTTAGAATTACTCCACAAATTAAATTCTTTTTCAATTTTAGTTTCTAACATTTCTATCTCATCTTCGGATAAGTTTACAATATCTGAATCAATACTTGATTTTAATTTTAATCCTGAACCAACAGCATTCATTTTCATTGTATTTAAAGCTCCGTTAGCTAGAGGCGCTCCCATATACAAGTCTCTAGAACGAGCCACAAGTTTTTCACGGTAGTTATAAATGTCGTTCTTTACTCCACCGAGAGAAGCAAACCACCCTCTCAAAGATTTTTTACGAGTACTTGCCCCGTGTTCTCCATAACCTTTATTCATTATTTTTTGATTTTGGTTAAACAGCTTTAGCCTTTCTCTTGCTCCAGCCATCTTTAATGCTTTTTCTGGATTAAATACTCCTACTGCCTTATCAAATAAATTCAATCATTTCCACCTCCTAATTATTACAAATCTCTTATTATAACCTGTACAGACTGTGTACGCCGTCCACTGTTTTGTGCAAGTGTTAAATTATGCTCCCATAATTGTCTAGCTTTTATAATTTCGGTTAAGTCTGCCCTAGTCAGTTCTCTGCTTCCAATTTTATAGCTCTGTCCCAACAATACAGACTTTTCAGCCTCAATATATGAATTTATCATTTCTTTGCAAGTCTCTACACTATACATTTTTACCTCCCTATATTCCGCTACGAATTATTCGCCTGCCGCTATTTCTTTGTTGTGTCCTAAAATTATTAAGTACATCCGTTGAATACCGTATATTTAAGTTGGGATTCGCTATTCTTAATGCCGCCTGTGCATAATTCCGAATGTCCAAAGGTTCATTTCTTTTGTCTCCAATTGTTTTCCATTCGATTTTAGCTTGTCCTTTACTGAATGTTACAATTTTTATTTCAGAAGTAAGTCCTTTGAAATAAACCTCATCATATCCACGTTTAGGATCATTTGGATAGTGCATATATTTTTCTCCTGGTTTCTCAACTTTTAAATTACTCATTATTGAATCTTTTCCAGTATTAACCCCAAGCACAAATAACGAAATACCACCTTTATTATTTTTACTTGGACGTGAAATAAGAGGCCTCCCAGCTTCTCCACTTCCTTTTATTCCAAAAATATTCAATTGTTCACGTGCCTTTACATATCTATAAACGTCATCAGTATGATGTCCACCTGTATCGATACAAGTACAAGCAACTCTTATCTTTTCTCCATTCTGATATTCAAAATCTCTCATAAGAAATTCATCCAATGTATTCCATACATACGGCAATGCAGGATTTCCCATAATAACTCTATAATAAATTCCCCAACTTTCTTCTCCTGGTCCCCATCCAACAATTTCAACTTCAAGCCTGTCATCTTGAACGTCTACACCAGCAGTCAATACCGTAACTTTATCAGGTATTTCAATATCATTTATCGTACCATCTTCTTCGTTTATATATTCTCCATAATCCTCAGCTCTCGCTTGTATTTTTTCAAAATCAAATCTTTCAACCTTTTCTTCAAAACATTCTCCAAGAGCTGTATTAACAAATACCTTCATAAGTTGTTCATCGCCTTTTGCTGCTCTAAATTTACGAATCATGCTAGCCCATTTGGTGAACGGACTATATAACTCTGATACATGAAATCCTCTTGAAATATGTGGGTCTACATCAGGATTGGTGTTTCTCCATTCACCTTTAATAAGGTTTCGTTTCCACTCGTACTCTGTTGAAGTTTCCATACATTTTTCGCATTTATGTGACACATCTTCAAAAACGATATTTCTCCATTTCAAAGTTTGCATCTCTCCACATTTTGGGCAAGGAATATAATACTCGTCTTTTGAGCTATTTTCGTATTCAAGTTCTATCCTGCTCCCACCTTTGATAGTTGGTGTGCTTGTCAAAACTATTTTACTGTTTGGCCAAGTTTTTACTCTCTCTATCGCCAAATTCAATGGATCTCCATCTTTTTTAGCACTTCTAGGGAAACGGTCAATTTCATCTGCCAATAAAACTCTAATTGGTCTACTTGCTAATTCTGAAGCTGAATTGCTTCCGGTTAAAACAATGTATCCGCCTGAAAATTCTTTTTGCCTTTTTGTATCCCTGGCATCAGCGCTTTCAATAACTTTACTCCTAAGTTGTGGAGTCGATTGAATCATGTCGTTAAGTCTTGTTGTTGAAAAATCAGCCGCCATGTCTTTAGTAGGCATTAAAAACATAATAGGAGATGGCTCATAGTCCATGAAATATCCGACAGTATTCATTAGAATTTCTGTTTTAGATAACTGAGCACCATACATCATCACAACTTTTTCTGTATTCTTGTCAGAGATTGCTCTCATTACTTCTCTTTGAAATGGCACTCTATCAGTTTTCCATTTTCCTGGAATTGCTGAGCTTTTAGTTGATAAAACTCTATACATATCAGCCCAAGTATCAATTGTTAATTTTGGCGGTGGCTTTAAAACCAAAGCAATTTTTTTAAATAATTTAACTGTTCTTTTTAGGTCTTCCTCTAATTCTCTTTTCACTTTCAACTTTCACTTCCATATCTTCCTCATTTTCTACAAAAATTTTATTATTTTTAAATATATCTGGATCATATTCGCTAAGTTCCTCTAAAACCTCAAATATTTCATCTTGAATAACATCCTGAATTTCCCCAAGATTATCCGCTGCAATTACAGCTGGCGCTACCTTACTAGATATAGAAAGCAACTTCCCTTTAATATTCATAAGCATATCAGTCATAACTTTTTCGACGATAGTTGCTAAATGTAATTGGTTTTTAGTTTCCTTGATTTTTAAATCTTTTAATTCTGTGTCTTTTTTTATTCTCTTTATCTCTTCCTTGATTTTTTCGTCTTTCAAGTCCACATTTGTATCATTTTTATCTACCACATAACTTAAATACCCTTGCACACTTTCAACTAGTAAATATTTCCCGTTGTCGTTTTTCTTTATTACACCTTCTTTAACAAGTCTCTGTATTTGCCTTTCGCTCAAACCTATCATTTTTGATAATATTTTTAAACTAACAATCGTTTCATTATCTATCTTCATTTCATTTTTATTTATTCCTTTCCGACACGACATTAAACAAAAAAAAGTCGTCGTACATATTTTTTTCGGGGCTTCGAACCCGTTCGCTCTTTTTTGACCTCTCAGAAGTACCTTTTTAATCAAAATTTTATTTTTTCTTTGTTTCCACTTTAATATTTACTTGATATGCTCACTGTTTTGAGTGTTTGCTCTCTATTTCTATTAGCTTGTCTCTTAATCCTTTGTCTTCTTCTCTTTGTTTCTTCATTCCTGCTCTACATCTATCAAGATATCTGTCATATATCATCATCTTTAATCCATCTATTTCGTTGTCAATATCTTTACTTATATCTTGTAATTTATTTAATAACTCTAAACTTCTTTTTATTCTTTCATTTAGATATTTCTTCAAATTATAATTGATAACCTCAAATGCTATCAACATTACTATGATATAAATAATAAAACCCATTATAGTTATCATAATACCCATTTTATTTTTCCTTTTGTTCTAAAAAATTTTGAATTACTTCTTTTATTTTTTTATATTCATTAAATAAATATTCTATTTCTTCTCCAGTTAAATAACCATCTTGCATTTCAAATATTAATCCTCTTTCAGAAGTATATGAAAAACACTCGTAAGTTTTTGTCCATATTTTAATGTGTTCATCCTCATTTCCTTCATATTTTACTTCACAGTCATTCAATGTTTCTTTTTCTATTTTTTCTGCTAATTATTTAATTTTTTCGCATTTAATATACATCTTTATCATTTCTTTCATATAAATTTTGATATTTTTATACTTAAAAACAAAAAGAGCCACTAAACAAATAGACTATTTCTAATCTATCTATTCAGTGGCTCACCAAATCTTTGGGTTACTTTGCCCTGTTATTTATTAATTTTCTTGTGGTATAAAATTTTTTAAATATTTTACCTTTTTTTACCAAAATTTTGATGTCAATATCTATATTTATTCGTTTAGCTTCTGCTAAATCCTCTAATAAATACAAAACTTCTTTATCCTTTAAAAGTTCATTAATATCTTCTTGTGTAAGTTCTTTTTTTGTGTTCAATTTTACCTCCTAATTATACCTTATTTTCTCGACATTTGCAACCCTTTCATACCCTAATTGCAAAAAATACAATCAAGTTTATTGTTGCATAAATCAATAGAATATTCAAAAACCAAAATACTAAAAAATATATCGCGTTGTAAAGTGTATAACTGATTTTAGTTATTCCTCTTAATTTCTTTTTTACATCTTCAACTAAGGCATACAGATAGCTGACTAAAAAGAAAACTAAAAATATTGTAACTGCCGCACTTAAAATTCTCGTTAT